ATATAGAAAAATTACCTGCAGATGTTCGTAAGACCTTCAAGCAGATGCAACTTCTGCTTGCTGAAAAAAAGATACAGAATAAAGCAAAGAATGATTTCTTGTCTTTTGTCAAATGTATGTGGCCTGATTTTATAGAGGGGTCCCACCACAGACACATCGCAGATAAATTTAATAAATTAGCTACGGGTGAAATAAACCGGCTAATTATTAATATGCCACCAAGGCATACAAAATCAGAATTTGCATCATATTTGCTACCAGCATGGATGGTGGGCCGTGAGCCAAAACTCAAGATCATACAGGCAACACACACGGCAGAACTCGCGATACGTTTCGGTCGTAAGGCCAAGAACCTTATCGACTCGGAGGATTACACAAAGATTTTTAAGACGAGACTACAGGAGGATTCAAAGGCAGCGGGACGTTGGGAGACATCACAGGGTGGTGAATATTTTGCTGCCGGTGTTGGTGGGGCGATAACAGGACGTGGTGCTGATCTATTGATCATTGATGATCCACACTCGGAACAGGACGCGCTATCTCCAACAGCGATGGAGTCTGCTTACGAATGGTACACATCAGGTCCACGTCAACGTCTTCAGCCAGGAGGCAAGATCGTCCTTGTCATGACCCGTTGGACCACAAAAGATCTGACAGGTATGTTGGTCAAGAATCAGAAAGAACCAAAAGCAGATCAGTGGCACGTGGTCGAATTTCCAGCAATCATGGACCATGGATCAAAGAACCAGAAACCTGTCTGGCCAGAATATTGGAAGATCGATGAGTTAGAGAAGGTACAGGCGACACTGCCCACGGGCAAGTGGAACGCGCAGTGGATGCAGAATCCAACAGCAGAGGAGGGCGCCATATTAAAACGTGAGTGGTGGATGAGGTATACCGATGAGGAGATACCACAGCTACAGCATGTGATACAGTCCTACGATACGGCATTTTTAAAAAAGGAGACGGCCGATTACAGTGCGATAACGACATGGGGAATATTCTATCCAAACGAGGATAGCCCAGCCAATCTTATATTATTAGATGCGATCAAAGGCAGGTACGAGTTTCCAGAACTACGTCGCCTGGCTCTTGAACAATATTCTTATTGGAAACCGGAAACGGTGATTGTTGAGGCAAAAGCATCAGGATTACCACTGACCTATGAACTTCGAAAGATGGATATACCGGTGGTCAACTTCAGTCCGTCAAAAGGCAACGACAAGCACGCTCGTGTAAATGCGGTTGCACCTTTGTTCGAATCTGGTATGATATGGGCACCAGAGCAGAAATTTGCAGATGACGTCATTGAAGAATGTGCTGCGTTTCCTTATGGTGATCATGACGACCTTGTGGATTCTACAACACAGGCGATCATGCGATTCAGACAGGGCGGTCTGATCGGACACCCTGAAGATTATATCGACGACAAAGTCGAGCAACGTAAAAGGAATTATTATTAATGAAGGCAATTCTACAATGGGTATTACGAACAATGATGAAGGATCAGACCGGAATCGTTCAGACAATGCCTAAAAAAAAATTAGTTGATTTTAATGTAGCCATGACCGCAGAGAGATTGATGCGTAATGGTATCGATCCAAACTCACTAAAGAATGCCAATCAGGTTGAAAATGCTCTTAACATGATAGAGAATAGACCAAAGGTTCAAGAGGGAATTACAGCCACAAAATCTGCAAAGATCATGGACCTAGAGGGCAAAGAGATAGACCCAAGATCCAAGATCATGGGAGGCAAGCAGTCAGAGACAGAAGCAGAGATTGTTGCAAGATTAAACGAAGAGAATAGAAAAACAGTTTCAAAAATAAAAAATAGACAAAAGATGATTGACGATGCAATCGATAATGTATCACCAGGATTCTCTGGTGACAGAAAAGTTGATGCAGAATTAGTTGCAGAGGATATGGCAGAACGTATGGGTAAAGTTTATGATGATCTTCCACAAAAAGAACGATTAGATTTATACGATCAAGCATATCGAGGTCTAACTAAAAAAAAATTTGATCCAGAAGACATGGCACAAGGTGGCATAGCACGTCTTGGTTTCAAAGATGGCATGACCAGAAGAACTTTCTTAAAATTACTTGGTGGTATGGCAGCTGTGCCAATCGTTGGTAAATTTTTTAAATTAGCTAAAGTAGGTCAAAAGGTCAAACAGGTCCCTGTAATTAAAACAGATGATGTTGCTGGCAAACCAGAATGGTTTGATGCATTGGTCAACAAAGTTATTGCAGAGGGTGATGATGTTACTAAAAAATTTGCAACAGGTGAAAGACAATCTATTCACCAAAAAAAACTTGATGATGGTTCCGTGGTTCGAGTTACAGAGGACGTGGACGATGGTGCTGTAAGAGTTGAGTATGATAGTCCAGACAATGTTTTTGAAGAAACAGTGCAAATGGAATACAAAAAACCATTACCTGATGAAGGAGCACCAAGACCTGCAGCAGAATTTACCACAGCAGAGTCAGGTCCGGTTGGCAGACAAACAGGTCCTGATGATTTTGACATAGATGTTGATGAGGTCGGTGGTTCAAGTATTAGGGATCTTGATTCTGATGTATCGAAACTAAAAGAATATGCGACAGGCAAAGGACCTACTATGAGAGAATTTATTCAAAACAAAAAAAGAAGAGACAAGGCTAAAGCCATAACAGAGGGTGGCGATGAGATGATAGACGCTGTTACAAGAAGACAGGGTGATTACGATCCTCTTGCATCAGGCGGTATTGCTGGAATGTTGGGAGAGTAATGACTCCAAAAGAATACAAACAGATGATGGACTACCTGACTCGATCAGGTGTTAGAAAACAAGTCAAGTTTGCATCAGATATCGCAAGACCAGATCCAAAACCAGTTGTCAAAGAGATAGAATTATTCAACGCGTTTAACAGACGTAATCCACGAGCTGATGGTGGTATGTTAGTGCAACCTAATCTTGATGGATCTAGACCCGAGTATGCTCCTAAAAAAGGACATCAACAAGAAACAAAAAAACTTTTAAACTGGATAAATAAAAATAAAGATACTTTTGACTTTGCTAACTCTAGTTCAGCAGATGTTTTAAAGGCATCTAAAGTAAATTTAGGAATAGGAACCGTACAAAAATATTTATCAGAACAAGGAATAAAAACTAAAACTGCAGTAGCAAAGACACAAGATAAACCAAAGTATACAAAAAAAGTTTTAGAAGAATTAAGAGAAGGATTACCTAGAGGTATTAGTTTAGAACAAACTAGACCAGGACAGTATTATTTTAAAGTTTTACTTAAAGGTAAAAAAGTAAACAAACCTAACGTAACAAAATCAATGGTTGCTAATGAGACTAATAAAAAAGAAATAATAGATTTTTTTAATAAAAAAGTAAAAGAATATTATCCTGGAAGAATAACTGATGAAGAATTTAAAAATTTAAGATTAGCGAATAAAGACATGACTACAGAAGAGTTTGCTAAATTTTTAGATGGTGAGGGCAAAACCACATACCTTGGCGATAAATGGAATAAGTCTAGTGTTTCTCGTACTCAAAATAGATTAAATATTGGAAAAGGAACAACAGGTCCTCAAACTGTTAGAACATTTGAAGAAGCAAAAAAGATAGCTAAAACTTATCCTGGCGGTAAATTGCTTTTAAAAGCAGGAGCATCAGAAAGAGATATATTAAAATTTGTTGCTAATAAAATTTCTCAAGAGAAACAGGGTTTAGGAGGAAAAAAAGGTTTTCCTGTTGGAACAACAAAAGAAAATAAAATGTGGAGAAATTTTTATAATTCTGCTTTAAAAGAAGGTGGCAGAATGCAATTAATTACAGAAATTCCTAGAGACTCTGATGGTAACATAAACTGGAAAATAAAAGACAAAGACGGTGTTCATGCTTGGAAGAATGCAAAATTTTTTGATAAAAAAACTGGAGCAACATACACTTGGGGAGGAGATTACAAACCAGGAGATTTAGCAAAACAAGTGGATGCTGCGTATGGAAAAGGTTTTTTTGCTAATTCTGTAAAAGTTTATGATGATCAAGCAGCTTTTAATAAACAAACTTTTAAAGGAAGATCTTTAAATGAAATATTTAGAGAGGGTTTATTAAAAAAAGAATTAGAAATAAAACTTGATAGACCTTTAACAAATTCAAAAGCAGATCAAAAACTATTAAAAGATTTTTATGCTTTAAGAAAACCAAATTTTAGTTTTACAGAAGCACACCATATTGAGGGCGTCGGACAAAACCCTTTTAGAATGGAAGTATCTTATAGGGCGGCGAATAGAGCGCAGAACGATTTATTAAATAGTTTTAGTGCAGGTAATATAACAAAAGCACAATATGCAGAGGGCATGGAAAGACTTTCTGATACAAAAGGTGGAATAAGATATAAAACTGGTAGTAGATTTATTGGAACCACAGCAACTCCTGAAAGCATAACTAAAGCAGCGGCACAGGATATTAATATGAAACGTTCACAGGTAAACGCAATTATATCATCATTAGAAAATTCAGATCAGATAAGACTTGCAAGAATAGGTTGTCCAGGTAAAGCAACAGGTGGACGTATTGGATATTTTGAAGGACAGAATCTAATAGCGTGTGCGAATAAGGGCGCAGAGAAAATAAAAAATGATCCCATAAATTTAACAGGTGGCGATCAACAAAACTTACGTGCTCTTGGTAAGTCTGCAAAAGCCGTAAGATTTTTAAAAAATTTTTTGGGCCCAGCTGCAATAGCAGGAGAATTAATATTTGAAGGAGGCTTTGCTGCAAATAAATTTATGAGCGAAGGTGTTCCACTCAAACAAGCACTTGGCGAATCTTACATAAATAGATTTGTGCTTGGACCAAAAACACAAATAGATGTTGAAGCTGAACGTGCAAAAGAATTTGCTAAAGGCGAAGAGTTTGCAATGGCAGAACGTGGTAGAAGAATGGCACCATTTATGGCACAAAGCGCAACAGCCGATGCACAGAGACAAAAAGAAAGAATGGAGCAAATGGCTTCACTGTATCCTCAATATTCAGATCAACAATTAATTAGCATGATAGAAGATAGAGGATTTAATCCACAAGATATTATTAATCAAAAGACAACAACAAGAATTACTCCTGCAGTCACATCGACTTTGACAGGATTGGATCAGTTAAGAACAGCCCTTCAAGAACGAGATGCATTGCAAAGAATTGCAGATGCAGGTGGAGTCGCTAATCTAGCAGGCGGCGGTATTGCTAAAATGGCTGGTGTATCATCAGGCCCACCACCAGAATCAGGACCACTACCTCAAGGGTTGCCAGGTCTATTAAAACGTGGTATGAAAATATAGGAGTATTAAATGGCAGAAATAGACAAAGGACTCCCGAACACTAGGAACCAAGAAAAGATTCCCTCACAAGAGGAAATCGAAGACGTTGCTGTTCAGGAGCCAGTAGAAGAAAAAGGACCGATTGAGGTCATACCAGAGGAAGATGGTGGTGTAACATTAGACTACGAGCCAGGTGCAATCAATGTACCAGGAACAGAATCACACTTTGATAATCTAGCAGAACTTTTACCAGATGATGTATTAGAACCGATAGGTTCCGAGATGACTCAAAATTATATGGATTACAAAGCATCACGAAAAGAATGGGAACAATCTTATATTACAGGATTAGATCTACTTGGTTTTAAATACGAGAATAGAACAGAACCATTTCAAGGAGCTTCAGGTGCAACACACCCAGTGTTAGCAGAGGCAGTAACACAGTTTCAAGCTCAAGCATACAAAGAATTACTACCAGCAGACGGACCAGTTAGAACACAAGTTATAGGTGTTAAGAATCCTGCAACAGAACAACAAGCTGTTCGTGTTAAAGATTTTATGAATTATCTGATTATGGATCAGATGAAAGAGTATGAAGCAGAGTTTGACTCGATGTTATTTCATCTACCACTTGCAGGTTCTACATTTAAAAAAGTTTATTACGATGTGCCGATGGGTAGAGCTGTGTCTAAATTTGTTCCTGCAGATGAACTTGTCGTGCCATATACAGCAACAAGTATTGAAGATGCAGAGTCTGTAATACATACAATTAAAATATCTGAAAATGAATTAAGAAAACAACAGGTCAATGGTTTTTACAGAGATGTAGAACTTGGACCACCAGGTCATGTTGAAAAAAATGATCTTGATAAAAAAGAAAAAGAATTAGATGGAACCAAAAAGACAGGTAAACAAGAACCTGTATACACATTGTTGGAGTGTCACGTAAATCTAGACCTTGAAGGTTTTGAAGAGGTTGATTCAAACGGTGAACCAACAGGAATAAAATTGCCCTACATTGTAACTGTAGAAGAAGGCAGCCGAGTAGTCCTCTCCATACGGAGAAA